ACATGGTTTTTTTCTCCCGAAAAGTTGTTGCGCCGTTAGATGCGTGGGCAGACGCATAAGCACGTCAACCGTAGTATTGGTCCGTCGAACCGTCCGCCGTAGGGGGCGGTCATACATTCACATTCAATCGATACATCTCATCGGGAGATGTCGGCGTTGCCGGAATCAGACCGGCTTCACCCTATATAGTGAGATATTGGACAGCTATTGTGGGTTTAGAAGTCAGGAGCAGAAACTCGGCGCTTCTTTTTTGAGCCGCCCTCATCGGTAGAGGTACTTTGCCCTGGATCTTCGATTGCTGTCTTCTCTGCGGGTTCTTCAGCTTTCTTGGCCTCGACCTTCTTCGGCTTCCAAGACGCTGATGCTTTCCCTTCGGCTACCATCTTATCGATGACGGCTGCGCCTGTGACTTTCCCTTCGTCCCCAGCTTCCTCTGACGCCTCTGCTTTGGGAGGTGCTTCTGCCTCAACTTGAGGTGCTTCTGCTTCCACGCCCTCTCGTTGCGCCAGGAAGCCCTTGGCCTTGACCAACTCATCGGCCTCTTTCTGGAACTCTATGATCCGAGCTTCCGCCTTCTTGCGGACCTCATCTCGTTCCGTCTCAAGGCTTTTGACCTCATCGAAGATGCCAGCTTCTCGGATAAGCTCCACGATCTGTTCTTGGACCTCGCCATGATAGGCTTGGAACTTCTCCCCAATCTGGTTGACCTCTTCTTGCATAGAAGCAAGTCGTTGGTCGATGAAGGCGATGTCATCAGTACGGGGCATTAGAGTCTCCTGGGGACTGTGGGGCTTGCGAGTCCGTTTGCGTTTGAGGGCTTTCTCCCGCTTGCGCTTATCACGCTGACGAGAGACGTTTCTCTTCTTCCCGCTGACTTTACCCATGATCCAGCCATCCCGTTCAAGAACGCCGCTTCTTTGCTTGGCTTGCGACCTTTACGAAGTCGTGCATGGTCTTACAAGCGGCATCGTATTGTTGCTCTGAAGAACCGGGGTACTGGTTCAACGTATCTTGGGCGACATTTTCATCGTTATCAAAAATGAACACGACTTCTTGCCGGTCGTTTATGTCCGTGCCCTGAAACTTCACACCACGGGCAACCAGAAACCCCGCCAGTCGAAAGTCTGTGAGTCGGATATCTTTCTTTTCAGACAAGGCTCACTCCTTCACCTATGAGGCTTTGGTTGGGGGATACATTGTCCCCCAGCATTCATTACCACAGGGCTATCAATCAACTACCAAGACACTGTGGGGCTTCCCCCCAACGAACGGATAGAAGTTTTTTAGGGCCGAGATTAGATTGGAGTGGATAGAGTCAAAATGAGAAAACCCGGCCTCCCCCAAAGGAGAGACCGGGTTTTCAATAGGGACTAACTCGAAGTTGAAACTATCGAGTCACGGTCAGGCGGGTCAGACCACGGGGGTTGTACGCCCCGATACCCAAGTTCTCGAACACACTGAACCCGATGGTACGAGCCTTCGGATCATCTGCCGAGAGAACCGTCAACTCGGTACGGACAGGAATCCGACCGAACATCTCGGGCTCACAGCAAACGTACACCGTGCCCACAGGAACCAGACGGCTGGTAATGATCTGGGCACCCCAAAGGGTAGCCTGGAGACCAGTCTTCAGCAGTGTGGCCTGGGATTCGATGTCCAGGATGTCCCGACCGAACTTGCGAATATCAGCGTAGTCACGGGCGTTCATAAACACCCGAGCCACACGGAGATCGTGTCGTTCAATCAGAGCAAAGGCATCTGCCAGTACCGAACCGGAAAGCGGAGCCACGACCGGCTGGTCGGGGTTCGTACCTGCGGAGATACTGTCGTAACCACTGGTTGCGATGCTATCCAGAACAGCGAACACACGTTCGTCCTCGGCGGCCTGAATCTGCGCTCGGGCAAGATCCTGGGCACGCTCAATGAGGTCGAAACGACGCTCCTTGATCTGGGTCAGCGGAATCTCGGGGTTCGAGGCAATCTCGAACAACGGGAAAATCACACGCCTGGGCTTGGTGATTGCCAGAAT